TTCAATTTCGTGATTACGCATATATCTCCAAGCATTATCCGATGGGTCATCTGCCCAACTCAAAGGTTCAACAAAAATACATTCACCGTGAAAACCATCTCTAAATGAGCTATTAGGACTAAAAGTTTCGTCTTTTTCTTCTTTAGTCATATCTTTAAGTTTTTTAGCTTTATATAATTTATCGCTAAAAAGAATTCTCACTTTCATTTCCTTACTCTTCTTTTTGAATCTCAAAAGCTTAAATAATTTCATTCTTTTACCTACCTTTTCAAATTGTGAATTTCTGCTAAGTTCCTCAAAACCCTATCTGAATAACCATTGTAATTATTTGGCTTATTACTGTTGTAAGCATTCAAAACTAATGCTGTTTGTCCATATTTCTGATAAAAATGTTGAAGTATTGAACAACCGACCGTGACATTGTCTCGAATATCAAACCAATTGCTACATCCATATTCATTAAAATTGCTTGTCCAATATTTGGGTTGCACTTGCATCAGACCGAATGACTTACCACCATCTCCAATATTGTTTTGGTTGAACTCACTTTCAGTTTTGATAATCGCCAGGAGAAGTTCATTGTCGATTCCAAATTGATTCGATATCTCTCTAATTAGTAATTGATCTCTATCAGATAATGGAATGTCGTATAATATAGAAGGAACTGGCACAACATTCTGAATTTCTACCGTTGCACTTTCTAGTGGAACAATGGAACTTTGAAAACTTTCGATGCTTTCAATATGTATTTCTGTTACTATTGATGTTTCTATTGGTTGAATCATTGGCGGTTCTAACTTGATTAACTGAATTACTAGCATTCCTAGTACGATTGAAATAGTTACGGTGGTGATTACTTCTGCCTTAATTGTCTTTTTCTTCATTTGCCTACCTTTCTACAATGGTTTTGCGATATACTCACGCACTCGATTGAGTAAATCTGCTTTCAGTTCTTCAACATATGAATCTAACTTATTCATTGGAATCACCCGATTCAACTAACTCAAAAACCGTACCGTAATCGCCAAGATCACTGAACCAATCATTAACATCGTCTATGTCCTCAAATCCAGTACCGCAACCGCTCCATGAGTCATCATCCAAATCAATTAACTTTCCATTAATAACTTCAAGTTCATTTCCTACTTCTCCAAAAGTTTCAATACTATCCTCACCGACATTTTCAACTACTCTAATCTTAAAATTTTCCATAAAACCACCTTCCCTATTTCCCAAATTACCGATGTAATAAAATCAACCAACATTATTGTGATGAAGTAGACTGCAAATGCAATTACCATAATAAATATTAAAATTGTCATATTCCCTACCTTCCAACAATTATTTTTCAACAAGTACCGTGTGACCGTCATTGATCTCAAATTCATAACCTAATAATTTATTAAGCAGCCAGACCATGTGGTATGTTAATTTGTCTACATTCTTTCGTTCTTCGTCCATTAGTTAGCAACCGCCTTATCTAGGAATTTATTAATGAAGTATTGCTGACCTTTTCCAGTAACTTTCGTGGTCGTGTTTGTTATGATGAATCCTTCTCCATTAATATGAGTACTCTCGTGAATTTCAAATAACTTTAAATCCATTGACATTTGTGTTGGTGCGTTCCATTCAAAACCTTTTCTTTTGATTAGGTAACCATTCTCTCGCAACCAAGTGAAAAATCGCTGTGCGCCCATTTCAACACCATTCTGTTTAATAATCTTTGCTAGGTTTCCGATTAATATTGATGATTGACTTGCGGAAACTGCATCAGCGAAAATCACCTTTGGTTTTTGTTCTTCTGTCTGCTGCAACAATATTTGATTATCTGATTTCAAACTCTCAATTGTTACATCAGCCATCTTTAATGCTCTTGCCATAATCTGTTCTGGAGTATTCCATGCTTTTTCTAAATCGATGAAATACTTGCGACACTTTTTACCTTGTTCAGTTCTTTGCAGCATACATATTTCTTTTGCCATATCGATAGAAATATTGTAATCAGCTGCGGGCCTTCCACCTTTTGAGTTTTCGTCATTTTTGACGATAACCTCTGAGTAGTCTGTTTTGTCAGAAAAACCATACTCACATATTCTTAAAAACCACTTCGCAAATTCTGTTCCTATCTCTAACCTTTCGTGCAAATCTCTTGCTGATAATGTTTGAGTATCAATATTTACTTTGATAATTTGATCCATATGTATTACTCCTTTCTAATATGTGAATTTAATTCACTATCATACCTAAAAAAATAACATCACGCTCTGTATTTGTTAAATGAAGAATTTCTGTCAGTTCAACGATTTCTGATGCTTTAAATTCACCATCTCCTTTTAATCTGTTGTAAAGTGTTTCTCGTGAAATCTTGGTTTTGTTAGATATCGCGACGATTGTCATACCAGATTCATCAATCTTTTTGTTCAATAATTTAAAATTTGTCATTTCGTTCTCCTTTCATTTTCGTGAATTTAATTCACTTCGTAAGGTCAATATAGCACTTCCAAAAATTAGTGTCAAGTTATTTTAACAAAAATGTTGAATTATTTTCACACATATGTTATTATCTATAAAACGGAGGTAGGGGAAATGTTGGAACTGTATAAGAATATTAAAAATAAGAGGAATGAACTTCATATTTCACAAGAAGAATTAGCAAATAAGGTAGGATATACAGATAGGTCAATGATTGCAAAGGTAGAAAAAGGTGGGGTTGATTTAACACAAACTAAAATAGCGTTATTTGCAAAAGCATTACAATCTACTCCATCTGAATTAATGGGATGGGAAGAAGAAGAAAAAACCGCAGATGCATTGATAAAAGTTACAGAAAGCAAAGAACTACAGTCTATAGTTGAAGAATCAAGCAAACTATCAAATAAAAGTAAAAAAAGATTAATGAAATATATAGAGCTGCTTCAGGACGAAGATAAAGAGAACGACTAAACCGTTCTCTTTATCTTTTATTTTTTTATTTCTTTTAATTTATGGATATAAATAAATACTAACGTAAGAATCTTCATATTATTAACACTTTCTAATTCGTTCATTATTTCTTTTTTTATTAATTCCTTATCTTCCATCTCTTTATCCCCTTTGTGCTTAAATTATTAGTTGTTTTATATCAGGATTTAATCATTCGTTCCGAATCAGTGCTTATCTGATTTTTATACTTTCTTCCTCTTTTCTTCATTTATTATAACAGAACACTTGTTCTATTTCAATAGCTATTTTTATTATTTTACGCACGATATACAAACATAGTATTCCCATTTTGAGAACGTGTCAATGTGTATATTGTCATTTTTAAGGGCTTATGCTATCGTAAATTGTGAGGTGTCGGCAAATGGAATATATTGGAGTTGATATTGAGGTAGGAGACAGGTTATATACAGCCAGAATGGACTCTTCCTTGAAACAAATAGACGTTGCAAACTTAATAGGGATAAGTCGAGGTTCGTACTCTCGTATCGAACGAGGTAGTCGTCCTATTACTCCCAAAGAGCTATTAAGAATATCGAAAGCATTAAATGTATCTATATTATGGATATTGGGAGAGAATGAAGATACTGAGCTTACGAAGAAAGAAGCTTTCGAAATAGAAGAATATAAAAAGTATTTAATTTATAAAAGGAAAGAACAAAAGAGCGAATGATTGATATTCGTTCTTTTTTATTGATATTTTGGCGAAATATGGTATTATTGAATCAAGATTTATACTAAGGGAAAAGAGGAAATAATATGGCACTAATCAAATGTAGCGAATGTGGAAAAGAAATATCTGATAAGGCTGAAAGTTGTCCCAACTGTGGGTATGTTCTTCCAAAGAAAACATTTTGGGGAGATATGAAATCATTACCAGGCAAAAGATGTCCTAGATGCAAAAGTACTAATATTTCAATGTCTGGAAATAGAACAAAAACAACAATGAATTTAAATCCCTTGAAACCATTTACGCTTGTAAATCATAAACCAACTAAACAGATATGGACTTGTATGTCTTGCGGTAAAACATGGATGGAAAAGATGTAATAATTCGAAGGAGAAACAAAAAAATGAAAAAGATATTAATATGTATCATAGGAATTAGTTTGTTGATTTGTGGGTGTGGAAGTGGTACGGCAAGTAATGCAACAGCTGACGAACAAACTAAAACGCAAGCAAGTACAATAAAGGAATCAGAAACAGAATCTCAGCCGTTTAAAGATATATATAATTCAGGGCAATATAAGGTGGGAACGGACATTCCAAGTGGTGAATATGTATTAATAACAAAGGAAGGTTCGACGAGCGCTAATTTCATTATAAGCAAAGATTCTAATTCTAAGAGTTCCATCGGAAGCGATTACTTCAATTTTATGTCCATCGTTACTGTAAATGATGGAGAATATTTCAACTTCTCGGGTTGTGGTGCTGTTCCAATTAATGAATTTGATGAAGGATATATTATGCCATCAGATCAAGCAGATGTAACATTAAGAGTTGGAGTAGATATTGCGCCTGGGGAATATAAAGTTATTACAGCTGATAAAAAACAAGATCACTATTATATATTTAAAGATAGTCGTCATATTTTAAGTGAAATAGTATCTCAAAACTTCTTCGAAAATAGCGCTTATGTTACCTTGAAAGAAGGCCAATATATTGTTTTAGATGGTTGCAAGATTCAACAATAACTTATTTCAAATGAGAGGGCTCATATATAAATGAAATATGAAGAAATAATTGTAAGCTCCTATTGATTTAGGGGCTTTATTTTTAATTTATGGCAATAAAAAACAGCCTTCGATTGGCTGATATAAGTTTGTGTGTTATTCTATTTTTGTTAATTCTCTATAATGCTCGAAATCAAGCCTTTTTAATATATTCAATGTTTTATTTTCTATTTATAACATCCAACATATTTTCAGCCTATATTTAATCATACATATTTAGGATAAACTTTGTATTATTTTCCTCTTGTTTAAGAACGTTTGTTCGTGTATAATTTGATTAAGAGGTGATGCTATGAAAGACGTTGACGTGATCTGTCAGATAAAATCAGATGGTTCAATAATACCAATACGAATAAAACTTGAAGATGAAGAAAAGCAGATACAAATATTTAATATTAAGAGATATAAACCACCAAAAGAATGTCTACAAAGTGATAGAGGTTTCCATTCGCTTGGAAGAATACCAAGTACCAATATGATGGATTTTGAATGTATCATAGAGATATTTGAGATTGAAAAAATTATAACATTGAGATATCTAGTTTCTTCCCATAATTGGGTTCTTGTAACGTAAAAAAGCCTAGTCACTATACATTCATAGTTGGCCAGGCTTTCTCTATTTTAACTATTTAGTTTCTGTTTCCGTATTAATAGATGTAACTGCTGTGTCAATCGTAGCGGTATCTGTCCTTACAATTTTATCTACCGCCTTATCTAGTTGAGTTACCGCATAAGACTCAGCTGCCTTAAAGGCCTTATCTACTATTCCATCAATAAGTGCTCTTGAAAATATAACTTGGAGTGGTTTAGGTATAAATCCAAAAAGTAAATCCACTATGTAATTATGTTTACCACCTTTTTCATCTACAACGTCTTTAGCTTCGTTCTCTGCGGTTGTAATAAATTCTCCCGCTTTGTCTCTCAGTACGCTCTTTGTTTTAAAGTAAATCGTAAGTCCTCCTAGTGCTACATAGAGTAAAACTTGTAATACATCTAAAATTGTTTTAACATCCATCTCTCTTACCTCTTTCTATTATTTTTTATTTGTGTGAAACATAAATCTGAACTCTTGCGATTGCTTGGCCATAAACACCGGCGATATCTTCTTGATTCTTAACTAATGCGTAATATTCTCCACCACATCTTGCAACTCTGATAAATACATCGTAATCATCAAGGCCTTCTAGTCTAATTCTTACAGCATCAATGTCCTCGCTGAAATCACTACGGCTCGCCCAATCTGAATCGTTTTCTACTTCATCATTCCAAACGTCTGGTCCCCTTCCAAGAATATGAGCTTGATAAAATACATTACCCTTAGATAATCTGACTTTCAACCCTCTGATTGGAGTGACACCATCATTGCATCCAGAAAATCCATTTTCATCATCATTCTGGCAATTCTGAACTTCTGGTAACGCTTTATCGTTTGCATAAACTTGATAAAATACATCAACAGTTTCAAAACTTGGTGCTGATTCTTCAATTGGCTGTTGAACTGAAATCACTTCAACTTGTGGAGTTGGTTGCTCTCCGAATAATCCAGTAATGCAAGCATCATTCACGAAGCCAGTTCCATCGTTAAGTAAATATGGATTACGTGACCCTTCGTAAATTTGTGTTATTACTCCATCTGTATTCAATGGATTCATTGATTCCCATGCGCCCGATTCAGAGTAAATTAAGTTATAGCCAACATGATCGCCAATATGATAGGTAGTTGATGGAGATTCAATTGGCCATTCTTGAATAACTGGATAATCATTCGTATCAACAGCTTGTACATTCTTTTGTGGCAAATCTTTCATATAATAATTCATATCTGTTCGTGCATTTGAGCCAGGTACTTCACCGTCACTTGAAAATTGCCAGATAGACCAATCTCCACTAGGGCATTCAGAAGGACCCCATATAGCTAACCATTTTGGATAATTAGCAAGTCTTTCAATTTGCAGAATACTATCAAAGTAATTTTTGTTGGCATAAGTACCAGTTTCATATCCCGCAGCTTTTACCGTATCCATAAAGATAATACAGAAATCTGTCAAGATACTTCCATTTTCTTCTGGAACTAAACCATGCCTAACTTTGTAGCCGTCTGCATCTTCCATATCGGTGTACACGCCAAGCTTAGGGTTGAAATCCTTAACCATTCTCAAAGCGTGCTCTGCTTCGCTCTTAGCTTCGTCTGTATTCAAGGCATAGCCATAATTATATGTTCCATATGGAAAACCTAATCTTTCGCATTCTTGCATATTCCTTATTGCTTGTCTATCATCTTGGCTTTCGTAATTTGAGCCATAGCCAGTACGAATCATTGCAAATTCAATTCCACTTGCCTTAATGGCATCCCAATCTAGGGTTCCGTTGTTGTCTGATACGTCAATTCCTCTTATCATAATTATTCCTTCTTCCTAATCGTTTTCTGTTTTCTTTGCTTGAACAATTTCAATTTGTTTCCATGCGCCTTTTAATGATTCACCAAGTCTAATAATGTCTTCTCGATTCATTCTCGTATCGGTTTTTACACTGTTCATTTCAGCCTTAATGTCTGCAATACCATTACTGATATTTTTAAGCTCAACAGTTATAACTACCATTGCGTTCGACTCTTGTCTTTCTTCTGTTTTCTCTTGATCTGTATCCTTTTTTCGATTCAGCTTAAGATTACTTATTCCGAAGTAAATCATTGCACATACTGAAAGTATTGAGATTGATGAAGCTATTTCTATTGTCATTGCTAGTCCCTCGTTTCCTAGTTTTTTGTATCAAAAAAGCCACCCTTTTACGGACGGCTTGATGATTGATTTAATATTAAATTTGTGAACCTAAATAATAATTTATTAAACTAATGTTAGTATTTTTTTGATTACCATTGGTGCAAAAATAGTTTCTGAATACAAATCTGTAGGATGTAGTCCGTCCCTTGTATATGCGGATAATGCAGTTGCACTTTCTAGGTGCATATTTGCCATATTAATCATGTCAAGATAAGGTATTGCGTAATAATTACAAACCTCTTTGATTGCATTGCAATAATCAATTAATGTTTTACCTAAATCATTATTACTATGCTGATTTCCACTTCCGCTTGCTTGATTTCTTGGAAGTGGAATAATAAATAAATAATTTATCAATGGATAATATTCAAATAAATTTTTAATACTTTTTGCTACTGAGAAGTATAACGTTGGGATTTCCATGGTATTTAATAAAATATCTGAAATCGTTCCAAGTGGTGTTTCAAAATCCCAATCGTTTGTTCCTCCCGATACAATTGCAAAATCTGCTATTATACCACTATTATGCGCCCTAGTTATCATAGATGGAGTAGCAGTATTTTCTTGTCCCCAAACGCTATGGGGATACATAACATCTTTTCCAAATCCACTTGAAGCAACTGCATAATTTATATTTTTAGCCCCAGTAATTTGCTCTATGTAATAAGGATACATATTCGCCCAACTTGTATCCGTAATGCTATCTCCAAAATACAATATAGACTTTACACTAAACCAACTATTTTCTAAATCCTTTTTATATGCTAATGCGTAAAATCTTTCAGAATGTGTTGAAAGTGTAAAGTTTCCATTTGCTACGTTCCAACTATTATTCACAACGTCATTAAATATATCCACATTAATTGTGTCATTAACAACAGAACTTAACGAATTAATTGTAAATTTGTATGCCGTTGAATTTGCACTATATGATAAGAAAAGATAAAATCCACCCGCAGAAATCGCACTAACATTAAAAGTTAGTGCGATATATGTTTCGTTATTATTTACTAATGAATATGTTGCTTCACTTGGATTTATTGTATTGCCATTAATCTCCATAGCGCCGGTAATTGTTGCATTAATATCACACTTTGCTTTAAATGATACAACGATTTTATTAATGACTACTCCGCCCTGTGGGACAAATGACATATCTGTTATTTTTAATGCATTATCGTGGGTTGTTGCATTCATTATTATTTCTTTTATATCAACGTCTGTGCTAATATCTTTTAGCTTATCTAATGATATTGTCTTCATCCCAACATTTCCATTAGTTAAATCATTTTTTACTTGACTATATCCAGCATCTCCCGTTCCACTAAAATACCACGATGTGCCATTCCAAGCGTAATTTCCTTTTCCGTTAGTACCATCTCCATCATTGCAATAGTAATACCAACCAATAGTATTTCCTGTTGTTGGTAACGAAACGTAACCAATATTGCCTTTTGGTGTCATTACGTTTGTTACTTCGGATTTATTAGCTTTTAGTGAAACCTCTGCATTGGTTGCATCCAACTCGGTTTCGCTTACCTTTGTAAGTAAATTAGTATTTACTTCATTAATCAGTCCTTGTGTTTTGCTCCCGGAATAAGCCTGAGTAGTACTTGCAGTAGCGTCATTTATCCCGACTTTAGAGACAATAAGGGCTTGCATATCCGCAATAGTAGTTTTCAATTGTGCAATCAAATCAGTAACTTTCCCTACATCACCTTCCATAACTGGCGAATCAACCTTGTTCACATCCATTTTAAATACTGGCGGATGGTTATTCGGTATCGCTATTGTTCCAGTAATCATTTGATCTGTATCTAAATTTTCATACGCGCCAGTTAATTGTTGCATCTGTGCATTCGTCTGTACTGCCATTTTGTATCCTCGCTTTCTACGATATTTCTGTTTTAGCTATTAACTTATCAACTAATGATTCAAGCTTTGATATCCGTTCCTCTTGCGATATTATCCTAGAATTTTGCATTTGAACCGTTGCAACCAAATCTGCGATAAGTTCTTCGTACCGTAATCCTTTTGCTAAAATTTCGTTATCATCATTTTCATCATCATTATATTTACTTTCAATATAAACGCCCCAATCGTCTAATTGCATAGATTGCTTAACGTCTTGTGCGATAAATCCATGATGATATCTATCAGATGTACCGTTATTATACTTAAACTTTGATGCGATTAATGAATATATAAAATCAGAAGATTTTTGTAAATCTAAACTTTCTATGGAATTCTTTAAGTCCCTATCTGAGACTGAAACGGTTCCATCTGGTGTATATACGGTATTATTAAATCTGTGTCCGCCAGTCGCCGTATAATTTATTCTAGCGGTTTGAACCATTGCACTTATCTGGCATATATAAGTATCTGGATTATTTGTATTATTAAAATTTAAACGAGTTCCATCTACGTACAAATATTTATCTTCTGCAATATTAGCACATACCAATTTACCGCCAAGAAGTGCCGACATTCCCTCTGTCTCAAACGCTCCATCTACGTGATGTTCATAGGCATAATATTGGCCAGAATACATTGTTGTTGATGACGTATCAGTTGCTGCTCCATTCTTATAACTTCCATTTAAATTTATGATACTACTACTTCCTGGGGCAGAATTTGTTGCTATATTAATGGTTCCACCTATTGCATTAATGATTCCAGTAATAGTCGCATTAGTTGCTTTTAAATTGTTCAATATTGTGTTCCCTAAACTATCAACGCTAAAATTATCGCCAACCTTAAAGCTAGTCAATACCTTAATCCATTCCGCATTAATTCCGATTGCCGTTAAAACATTTGTAACAATATTTCCATTAGCATCCCACCCGCTTACTGGAACGCCGTCTTTCATAATGAAGAATCCATTTGAATTTGCCAAAGCAACAAAGCTTGATTGTGCGATTGTAGGTTTATTATGCATATAATAGATAGAACTACCATCTGATTGTAATATCGCCGTTGTATGCAAGCCGAATGCATTAGCAATGAGGTTTGTCATTTGCTTCACAGCTACATCATATGTGGAAATTTGCTTTACAGTTTCGGCTTTTGCTTTCAAAAATGCTACTGTAGCTTCTGTATTTCTATTTGAACTATTCTTGCCTGGACTTTGCGCCCCGCAACTAAAAGTACAATTTCCACCGATATTGAACTCAACATTCGTAAAAATTGTTACATAATTATTTCCATTAATTTCAACGATTCCTATATCTCCCGATTGTACAGTTGGATTGCAATCAGTTGGTGCAGATAACGGTCTAAATCTCATTCCAACACAAATACTTGCTACCATATCAGCGATTATCTGTTCTTTTCCAGTTGTTAATGGATTATTTTGAATAGTTAAGACATAACCTTCTGCTCCGCTTAAGAATTCATCAAGTGAATCATTAATTACTTTGATTCCAGTGATAACCACATCGTCAAGATCTACCGAATAACCATCGTAAAGAGACGTAATATGATGAAATTTTCCTAAGTCTGCAAAGGTACCCGCGCTAATAATATCAGATGCCATATTTTCAAAAGTACCCGCACTAATAATATCTGTTGCGGGATTTGTAAATGTACCCGCACAAATACTATTTAATCTATTCATTAATTCAATGTCATACCAAGCAAGTTTTAAATAATTATTTTCATCTAGCTTTACATAGTTGCAAGTCAACTGTGCGATATAATTAAGAACTTGCCTATCTGTCAGTTTCTTATCACTTGGAATTGTTACGTGAAAATTATAATTATTGAATGTTTGCGTTAATAGAATCAATCCATGTTTTAAAGCTACCGAATTAACAATATTTAAAGCCGTATCTTCTGTAAATGAACCAGTATAAGTAGTATCGAAGTTATTTATATCATTCAATGCGACTAATGAAACTATACCACCCGCAAAGGCTTGTTTGTCTACCGTGTACTTACCTTTATTCACTTTTTCGATTGTTTGGTCATCTAATACTGTAAATACCCTTGTAGGGGAAAATACAGCGCCATCAAAATTATATTTATCGAATCTTCCATCAAAGTTATTCAACAAAATAGTAGCTTGACCAATTGCAACACTTCCAAGGTCAAACGAATTTGTATTAGATGTATGTTCAGAAATTTTAAAACCTTGCTCTCCAACAAAATCATCCGGTGTCAATGTCAACGGTGCTGTTCCATCTGGAAAAGTTACAATGGATTCACTATAAAAAGGCTTTCCAGAATGTATGTTATCTTTGAATTTCATACTTACATTATTCATAAAAAGCCTACCTTTCTATAATGTCGAACGAACATTGTGAATAACTTTTATTGAATACTGTCCAAGTCGAAACGTCTGCTTTCATATCGCCAGTGTAAAACTCTTTTGTAACGTCACTGCCGATTAATGGATCATAATATGTAACCATTACGTACTCTGGACTAAATGCTTGTAAAATGGCTGTTGTTTCTTCTTTAGAAGGGCACCACCAACCCAAACTAAGCGTTCTTTTCTCTGCTATTTTATTTTTATACATATATGCAACTTGATTACGAGTCGCATTTGAACCCGAAACATCTGCTTTTGTCCAACTAAAAGAAGATGGGGCTTTAACTGCCACCCCATCTACTATTAACATATCACTCATATGCGCGCCCCCTTATGCTTTAGCAACAGCATTGAAAATTCTGTCACCATGTTGCTGTGCATCTGTTGTGATAGACGCCCATACTTTTCCATCAACTATAATTGTACTTTGAACGGTCATTGGTTGATTGCTATTTGAACCGCCACCGCTACTATTCATAGCCATTACAACAGCTTCATAAACTGCGGGTCCAACGGCTTGAGCGATACCACCTTCTATTTGAGAATTATTTGCGACCGCCGTTCCACCGTTTGAGCTTGCACCAACCATTTCGGGTCCTTTTTCTCTGGCAATGAATACTTGACCTGGTCCTACTAAACCACCATTTGCCCTTTTCTGAATCCTAGATAGATTTAAGGCTACATTTCCAGTTGTTACGGATGGATTCATACCCAATTGTATTTCAGTTCCAGATAATTTCTGACTTAAACTTTCAATGAATGTACTTCCCGCCCTTGCTCCGTATGCTGATAAATCAAGTTGGCTAAACGCCGTTGCGATTCCATTAACTGCGTTATATGCGGTTGACGTGATTGCATCTGCATGAAAATTATTTAAAAATGAAACAGTTGCGTTGTATCCAGAGACCGCTAATGATGATGCAACGTTGGTAAACGCATTGCTAATATTTATAGCTGAATTGCTAGCATTAGTCGCTAGATTTCCGAATGATCCACTAGCACTGCCCATTGAAGTAGAAACATTGGTTGCCACATTAGCCGAACATAATGAAATAGTATTTGTTGCTTGTACTGTTGCATCTGCCGTTCCAGTAACCGCCGAAGATGCTTGTGTTTGTGCACCCGATACTACTTGAGCCACGGACGTTGAATTTACTCCATAGTTCGTCATGTAATCAGTCGCGTACTGGATTGATGTATTTAATTCTCCTTGTTTTGATGTTAAATTATCAACGGCGGTTTGATTAATTTGCTCCGATGTAGTTAATCCGTAAACAGTTTCTCTCTGTGCATTTAACGCATTTATAGTTTCTCTACTTGATTGAGTTCCTTTGTCAGCAGCATCTTTTTGAATTCTTGCATATTCTGCATTTGCATCTGATAACTTCTTTTGGCTATCTTTTAATGCATCTGTAGCCTTACCCAAATCCTTAATATTGGAATATTTTTGTTTATATGCTTCTACTAAATCAGATTCAGCGGCTTGCGTCATATAATACTCTTGCGTTTTAGTGATAAGTTTTTCTATTTCCTCTTTTGTTCCCTTGTATCTTCCAGTTTGCTTGTCTATTAACCCGTTCAATTCTGGAATCTGACCGATTAATGTATCTGCATATCCTACTAATCTTTTTTGTTCATCTGCGCTTAAATTTTGCTTATCAGCAAGGTGATAATACATTTGTGACAACATCTCTAACGAACCCGCTTGAGCATCTGCATTATCTAAATTATCCTTATTTGTTTTTATGAGGTTTTCGGTATTATCACAAGCCAATTGTGTTGATTCGGCTAGCTCCTTAGTTTTGTTTACATATTGTCCAATCGCCGAACTATCATAGGTAGCTTTACTGAATGCCGATATTGCGCTTACTAAAGCAACGACCGCTCCTACAATCAGCATTACCTTATTCATTTCTAATACATTTAAAAACGAACCAAATGCGATTTTTATATTATTTATCATAGCAATAGCCTTCGCTAACGTTGCGAATACGAGTAACGTCGTTATAAATCCGCCAAGCGCTGCACCCAATGATTTAACAACATTTTCTGGGATTGCACCTATTGCTTTAGCCAATACATTTAATGCGCCGGCTAATACACTTGATAACACCGATATTGTTGGCTTAAGAACGATTGCAAGGCCTTCTATAAATGTAATAAGTCCTTTACCTACATTGATTGCAAATGGTGCTAATGCTTTGAATAGATTCGAAAGCGCATTTGACAAGCTGCTCCACTTCACTGATTTTATTAAATTATTTGCTACATCTAGTAATCTAGGCAATCCCTCACCTAGCGTCCATTTTCCAATTGGAATCAAGAAGTCCGAAACAAAACTTCCTAAAGTATCCCAAGCAAATGTACCAAATTTTGATAATCCATCATTCCAAAGATTTTCAACGGCTTTAACACTAGGTTCTGCGTATTTCGCAATTCCTTCAAAGAATCCTATAATATCATTCGCGTATTGATTAGCCGTATTGTTCATTCCACCAAATGCTGCATCCCAAACAGATTGATAATCAGCAAGTGATTTTGATAATGCATCGGTCAAATCTATTGGCTGTGAGTTTGCTCCACTCGCTGTTGATGAACTTGACTCACTCCCCAACGGGTTGATCTCGTCAATTCCAAGAAAAGCATTTTTCGCATTTTTAGCACTATCCGCGACGCCATCTATGGAATCACTTGTATCATCTGCATTATCTGCTAATTCTCCAAGCGCATCAGAATAACCCGCACTTGATTGTCCAATAATTTTAGATAAGTCAATTCCTAACATTGAACTTACCCAATCGAATAATCTTCTAATCGCAATAACTAAACCGTTAACATATGGAAGAACGCTTGCAACTACTGGAAGAAACATATTTCCTATAGTTCTTGAAAGTGCAGCGAAATTATTTTGAAGTAGCCTTAATTGATTTGATGGAGACATAATCGTATTTGCTAAATCACCATAAGCAGCTTTTGATTGGTCAAGAATTGCAATTGCTCTTAATTGCATTTTCTCGCCTTGAGTCATATCTTTAACGGATTTCTCAATTCCCGCCGCGTAAGCATATTGTTGCAATGTAGCCACGGTGGTATCAATGCCCAGCTTGTAAAGTGCGCGACTTTGACCGATTAAGCCTGACGTAAAGGCAGTTTGAATAGAACTTTGGCTTAAGTTTCTAAATGAACTCATATCACCACTAAGCATTGTTAATGCTTTTGCGGTAGTTGTTCCCGCTTCGCCGGTCAATCCTAACGAGTTTGTTACTTGTTCAAGTCCCGCGCTATAATTTGTCAATGATGTTACATCAAGACCAAGATTTGACGATTGATTATCTGTGAGCGTTCCATTTGCATTCATATTGAATCCACTCATTTTAGAAATGGTTTCCGTCATTCTATCCTGGAATGAATCTCCGTAACTTTGAGCGTTTTCATATCCGTACTTTGCATAGTCCTTTGACCATTCATCTGATACCTTACCCATTGTTACATTGTAGAAATTGTACTGTTCTATGTAATCCATAGATGACGTGATTGCGCTTCCAAGACCTTTAAATGCTTTTATCAACACATAATAATTTGCATACAACTTTCCGATTTGACTAGCAAGTGATTTGGAACTTACTGTTGCGTTCTTGGCTGACGAATCGTAAGACTTTAAGCCATTAGCCATAGATTTACTAGCGCTGCCTACTTTTGAACCTTGTGCGCTTAAATTAGCCATTGCTGTAGTCATTTTGATTAGATTACTCGATACGTTTGGAGCCTTTGAAAGCGTTGTCATTAACTCAGTTAAGGCTTTCCCTAGTAATGGCATATTGGTAATAGCATTGCTTGTACCTTTATTACCGAATTTAGCAATGCTTTTAACAACCTCTCCTAGTTCTATCGCATTTTTAGATACAGAACTAAGACCCGATAATGATTTTGCCATTTCCGTTAATGAATCAGCTGTATAGTTTAATGCTGCGGGTCTTACATTTGCTAATTTCGTTATATTGCTCGCAAGTCTTGTGAAATCAGTTGTCTTGACACTGTTCATTCCTTGCATAGCGGTTGATAATTTAGCTACACCATTTGAAAGGCCTTGAAGTCCACTTCCATTTAATCCAGTTAAACTAGATTTAACTCCGTTCAGTTTTGAAATTAAGCTATCAAGTTGTGTGTTTGCACTACTCGCATCCGACTTAATCTTTACCTCAAGGCGGTCTAGTTCGCCCATAAATTCCACCACCCTTCAATGATTACTAGATGGCGCTCTGGGCGCTCTGATTTATTTATTGTCCTAATCCTTGCGATTCTAACGATTTCGCCCATGTAGCCATTTCGGCGACCGCTTGACGTTCATTGATTTCGATATCATCTGGTTCTTTTTTATTACTAGCCGTAAAGAACTCAATTGGCTTTTCTGGGAACTTACCACCGAATGCCGTACTAATTGCTAACTTTGTATATATTCCATTAAGATAAGCAATAGATTCTTGGTCTTTTAAGTCAAGCTTTCGTTTTCTTTCAAATGAAATTCTATATGGAGCTAGCTTTGTTGGGTTCAAATGTGGAAATCGTTCATCGGAAATGCCATACATTAATGCATTTGGCATAAATTCATTATTTATTAATTCTGTAAAGTTGATGGGACCTTCTTCTTGTGTCCTTGTAGTTTCGGAGCTGTTAATTTCTTCGCATTCTCGGTCAGTGTCTCCAATACTGCTGTCAGACCGATTAAATCTAAAAAACCATCTGTTTCCATTTGCTTATTTAATGCAGCAAAAACACCATAGAAATTGGCATCTTTCTTGCCCTTATTTTCATTAAAATATTGTTTGAGAAGTTCCTTTGCCGTTGACATACTATCAACTGGATTATGTTCAAGTAATCCCGCATAAAATAATGTAGCGACTGTACTTGGTTTTCCCGCCATTGAAACTAATACTTTCCCCGCATCACCTTGCATCGAACCATCTGCGGAATTTGCTACTAAATCAAAAAGTGAAGTAACGCAATCATCATAAAGCGCAGCTTCAAAAGTAAATTCTATCTTGTAAGTCTTTTCTCCAATTTTAATATCCATAGTTCTCATTTCTCCTTTTAATTTGAAAAAAGGCAAGGGGTTTAATCCTCGCCTAATTATTGTTATTAGTTACGCTTTTGGTGCTACTGTGAATGTTGATATTCCCAAGGCTACTGCTTCGGTTACTGTGAATGTTGCAAAAACATCTATTGGTGCTGTGTTCGGAATGATTGATACTGATAAAGGAATTATTCCATCATCAACATCACCTGGAACTGCCGAAATCTGTGCAACGTAAGAATACTTTGCGAGTCCACCAAGACCGTCAGTACCGTAAAGATGGATAACATCAACCTTTTTACCCGCCATTGCATTAATCGCATCAAGATAAGTCCTTTCATCAAGAAATCCTTCTGCTTTTATTAATCCCGACTGTGCTCTGCCAGTTTCAAACGTTTGAACCATATCTTCAAGTGTGGATGATTCTTTTACGTCTGGATCCTTTATTGGAGATGGAATCTTTGTTGCCCTAACTAATAACTTGTAGGTGCCCGCTAATGTTGCGTTTTCTGTAGCGTGTTCTCTAAATATAATTCTTGATTTTAAGCCTGTTGCCATAATTGTTTCCTCCTATTTTGAGTAAAAAAATAAGCCCTTAAAGGACTTTTGTTAAACGGTATCATCATCAGAAATGGTTCGACTATATCTTCCGACACGCTTTAAAATAGTCGCATCTGATAAATTATCAATTTTTGCGAATCCAAATATACGTTTGTAATACATCGTTTTCATTGCATCATCTGCTACCTTCGCAATACCTCGGCTAATAGATAATGCAGAATCCGTATTTGTATATATCTCGATTTTGATTGCAGAACCAACGGAAAGTTCGTCATTCTCTAAATTCGTTCCATTAATTGAATTATCAATCTGTTCAATTACTATTGTAGGGAATACTGTTGGGGCAATCGTTGGAGTTGCTGTTGAAAAATTATATTTCGTATACTTCTGTGCAACTAAATACTGTGTTATCAAATATTTTAATTTCGTATACACGATACTTTCCACATCAATCATTTAGCGAATACCTCCTTCGCAATAGCATTTACTCTCTTTCGTAACTCAATGGCTGTTTCCCACATAAAAGGCTTTGATGGTTGACCTTGAGACCAAAACCATTGTCCATCTTTTTCATAGAACCAACCCTTTTCACCGTGTTCGTTAACGTCATATTTCCAACTAATAAGTGAAGTCATTGGATGTGGATTTTCAGAACCTATTATCCCGAATCCGAATTCAACGAAAGGAGCCCACGCACAATCAGTATATGTGACCCATGTAGCACCATCTTTCGTACTTCCTTGATATTCTGTATCTAAACTAGAAATAAGTTCGCCACTGTAGATTGCGCCCTCTTCTGCTATGTTTACCCTTGCTATATATACGCCCTCTTCTGCCAATCGCTCAGCAAGAATCTTTGTTTTGTAATTTATTTCAGCCTTGAAGTTTTCGACTTCTTTAATTGCTTTTGTTATTTCAGCAACGGAAAATCCAAATGATATTACTTTTGCCATATCATTCCACCTCATTCTTAGTAATCGCCTTGAGAGCAATTGTCAATGAATTAAGACTTTTAGCAACTGGGGCGGCGATTGAATAATCTGCACTATCCTTATTGGCTGTTCCATCCGCATTCAATATTGGAGTAGTTTCATACCATATAAGAGAAGTTTGTTTGATTGGTAATTTCATATTACAAGATGAAATAGTTCTGGTGAAATCAAGTGAAGTTCCAAAAACTGCTGTCTCTGAATCACCTTTTCCCGCCGAAATATTTGCTTTAAATAAAACTGGCGCTGAATATCCAGTTGTTACACCTTTTTCAATCGGAACTTGAACACCATCAATGTCGACGTAAAGGATGTTTCCATTTTCATCTTTTTCGTATTCTATAATTTTTGCACCATAAAGGGCGTAATATAATGTTTGTTTGTTTCTTTCTAATGACCTCATATTACACACTCCTAATCTTTAATAAAATAAGACGCTATGCTCTCCCAACCCCTTGCATATATAAATTAGCATCTTTCCCTTGCGACATTTTACTGTCGCGCATCCATCTTAATTACTAAATAACTTTCCAATCCTCTGCAAGAGTATCGTTAACAGATGGTACCCAAGTACTCATAGTGTCATTGACATTTTTAATTGCAAAGAATGGATTCAGTTTCACTCGCCCGATTCCTCTATATGGAATTTCACAATCATTAATCTGCACAATCCACATATTTTTACCGTTCCAACCATTACGAGCAACTTTATTACCTTGCTTTAATTCTTCTAACGCTTTTCCAAAACTCATAATTGCTCCATTTCTAAATTACAGTGTTCCAACAATAGTTACGATTCCATCAAGGAAACTAGAAGGGATTCCCGCACTTTCATATCCACGATTTGTACCGTTTTCATTATGGCTTTTTTCACCTTCACTGCCTTTTCGATTATAAAGGTATGCCGCTATATCGAGTATTTCACTTTCATAATCGGCTAATATAATTGCCTTTTGTGCTTCTGTACAACCATAAGGTCTACGTGCTTTTACCACTGCTGAAACAGCACGGTTAAGCTTAAGGGTGAGATAATCATCTTCACCCTCGCCTAGTTCTATCTTGAGTTTTTCTAATAATGATTCCACCCTTATCACCTACCTTTTATTTAGGCTTTACATACAGCTTTAATTACAGCTGCAGCTACTGCCTTATAATCTGAATCAACTTCTGCGATAACAACTTCATATCCAGTTGTAGTTACGAAATCAGCACCTTCTACATAAGCTGCCCAAGTTCTAAGACTTGTTCCATAGTTAGGAAGTGTTGCCCCAGTTGCTACAGCCTTAACTTTATAACTATTGCCAGCTCCTAAAGCTTCTGTTACTGCAAATACAGTTGTTCCAGTTGCTGTTCCGGCTACAGATGTTGCGGTCAAGAAGTCAAGTTCTGCGTTAACTTCTGTTGGAACTCCAACTCCAAGTAAGTACACTTCATCCATTCTTTCGAATGATGGAAGTACGATCATTGAAACGGTTGTTTCTGTCTCTACTGGAATAGCAGCTGTTGTAATTACAGTTACAGTAATTCCGTTATCAATAATTGAAACCTCAGCATTGGCATTCCCCATGAGAGTTCTTTCCTCTGGTGTTGTACCAAACCAAGTTTTTCCAAGTGTTCCTTCTGGTAAGAATGCAACAAAGCCATCTGGAACGAGTTGAATATCTGCAGCTGATTCATCTTTTACAATTTTGTTATACACAAGAATTGTTAAGCTACATTTAGCAGCAATGAATGTCTTAAGCATAGGATCATCAAGGAAGATGTTAGCTGTTGAATTCTGTGCTAAGATCGCGCTTTTAATTTGTTCACTCTCAAGCATCATATCGAAAGTAGTCTGATTCATAAGCATATACTTAGGAATTGAACCTTTCTTTGATAATGCTCTCTTTACATCTTTGATATCAGATAATGGTTTAGCTGTTGTTGGATTGCTCCACTGAAATGTACCAGATAAATCTTTTCTGTTTGAAAGAGCCCAAGTGCCATCTCCATCATAGTTATATGAATAATCCACATCACCATCACTAATATAAATTGATGGACCACCAGATGTAGGAAATAACAATTGCATTCTCATACGTTCTGGAACAACTCTAGCGCCTGAAACTAATGTATCAACATCACTATAAATATGTTTAAGCACTTCTTGTGCATATGGATCAGATGATTCTTGCACTCTTAAAATTTCTTGCTGATCTTCTTCTGATACTGTCATAGACTCACGGAAGAATGCCATTTTCTGTTGATCGAATTTAAACCCTTTACGAGTTCTGATTTTTGACTTAGCATCAAAAGTACTTGGTGCCAATGATACTGCAAGACCTTTGTGTGTTTTAATCCATTTAAGGTCTAATCCCATCTTTTTATCGCGTGGGAAAAATCCCTCACCTAAGTCTGCTATCTTATTACTTGCAGCTTCTGTCTGATTCAAAGCTACTGCTTTTGCTGTATAAATTGCTGATAAATTCATAATTTCTTCCTCCTTATTCCCAGATAACCATAGGTAGTTTTGTTTTGACACTTGCGTTAATTGTTAATCCACTGTTTGAAGCTACAATCGCACTATTCAAATAGCCTTTTACGATTAATGCGCCTTGTGGACATACTGCATATACATCTCTTAGCAAGATTCCGATAGCAGCCGATGTAGCACCATTATCAATAGTTCCTAACGTTGTAATTGGTGTACCGGCCTTGCATACTCCATTTGTAAAAGCTGTTGAATCTAAGGTTCTTGGAATTGCTTCAAAACCCGCTCTTTTTAAAATGTTTACTTCATCTGCTACTGTTGTTTGGGT